CGCCGGGCTGAACCGGCTCGTCAACGCCCCCCTGCCCCTGCGCTGGCGCTGGGAAACCGTCGTCCAGGACGGACGCAAAAAGCTGCTGCTGCGCACGCCCCGGGGCGTCCGGTGGCAGTTCCGTCTGCAACGCGGCGCGTGGGTGCGACGCTTACCGCCAACCGCCGCAGGTCCATTGTAAAGCCGCTGCAGACGTTTCGGGGCGACTTTGGCGACATCAATGTCGTCGCCTCCTCATACATTGGACCGAGTGACATTACGGTGGCAGTTTCGCCTGCAACGCGGCGCGTGGGTGCGGCGCTTGCCCCCGCCCGCCGCGTCGTCCTAGCAGTCCGCTTGCGCTGGCTGGCCGACCAAATGCGCAGGATTGGCGAAGAGATGAGCTACTACGGCGGTTTCAGCAAACTAGCGGTGCATGGCCGTGAGCTTGTGGCCGCCTCGAAGATGCCTACCAACTGGGCGGCTCATCTGGAGGCGGGCAAGTGAGCACCCCCGTGAAAAACGGCGCGGTGAGTCTGGCCAAGGCGCTCATGGATCACGAGGTTTGGCATCTGGAGCCCTTCAGCCGGGGGCAGGCGTGGGTGGACCTGATTCTGGCCGCCAACGACAGCAACCGCACCTTCCTGTCCCAAGGCCGCACGGTGGAGGTCTTCCGGGGCCAGACCGGCTACAGCCTCAAGAGCCTCGCCCGGCGCTGGAAGTGGAGCGACGAAAAGGTGTCCGGCTTCATGCTCTGGCTGGAGCGCGCGGGCATGATTTCACGGAAGTCTTCCGGCGTTACCACCGTGACCACCATCATCAACTACGACACCTACAACAACGACCTAGCGGCTACTGAAACGGCTACTGAAACGGACACCGCACCGGCTACTGAAACGGCTACTGACCCCTCTGCGAAAAGACCGGCTACTGAAACGGCTACTGAAACGGCTACTGACCACCCCGGAAAACAAGGGGTTTCGGCCAAGAATGGGAAGCCGACCGCACGGCTGACCGGCCAACTACCGGAACAGAAGGTGGAAGGTAGAAGATTGGAAGGGGAACACACACCGCGAGGCCCCTTCGGCCTGACGCCTGATTGGAGCGAGGTTCAAGCGTTCATAGCGGATACTGATGTCACGTCCGAATTTGCCCAGGACTGGTATGGTCGCAAGCTTAACAGCCTCACCCACGGCTTCGAGACGCTCCGCGACTGGCGGTTCGACCTCCTCACCTACTGGCGTCGGTCGGGTGCCGAAAAAAAACCCGCCGCGAATGGCGCGGCCAATGGCACTACCTTCGCCCGGGCCAAATCCCTCGGGGCGGAAATCATGGACGCGGAAAAAACCCGGCAGCGGCTCGTCGCCCAGATGAGCGAGCACCCGTGCAACGAGCTGTCCGCCAGCTACGACCCGACCAGCGAGGAGTATCCCGCGTGGCAAGCCCTGCAAACCAACCTGCGGGCGGTGGAAGCCATCTTGCGCAGCATTCCCAAGGACGCGCCGGAGGACTGGCAGCGTCGCCTGCGCAAGGAAGCCTTTGCGCGCTTGCTGGCTCAGCACCCCGGCAACCCGGAGAGCACGGCCTACGACGAGGAGTTCTGCACGCCGGAGCGCCACGCCGAGTTCCTTGCCCTACGCAAAGAAGCCGCTTGAAACCATCCCTGCCATGAAACGCCAAGGCTACCATTCCCCTGCCCCTGCGATTGACAGCGCCGTGGACTATTCCCCGTCGCACTTCAACCGCGCCGTGGGCGTCAGCAACAAACTGCGCGGCAAGTTCAACGAGCGCACCAACCGCACGGCCAACCTGCGCGGCTACCGCGCCCGCAAGGCCAAGCTGCTCTGGCTCAAGCTCCGGGCGGGCGAGCTGGACCCGCAAACCGCTGCCGCCGTGGCGCGCGACCACGCGCAAGCCTTCGCGCGCTTCGACAAAGCCGCCGCAAGGAAGGAGGCCGCGTGACCGACACCGACCAACTTCCCCCGCACTCCATCCCCGCCGAGCAGGCCGTGCTGGGCGCGTGTCTCTCGGACCCGGCGCAAGCGGTGCCCGAGGTGCTCACGGTGCTCGCCTCCCGTGCGCAGGCCAAGCTCGCCTTCTACGACCTCCGCCATGCCCTGCTCTTCGGCGTCTTGGTGGAGATGCACGACGGCGGCAAGCCCATGGACATCATCACCATCAAGCAGCGCCTGCTGGACGTGGGCCAGCTCGAAGCCGTGGGCGGATTGAACTACCTCACGTCCCTCATGGACAGCGTGCCCGGCGCGGCGCTGGTGACGCAATACGCCGAGGCCGTGGCCGCGAAGTGGAAGCTGCGCAAGATGCAGTCCAGCCTGGTCGAAGGCTTGCAGCGCATCCGCTCCGGCGAGGCGGACACCACGGCGGAAGGGGTGCTCGAAGAAATCAGCGCCAACGTGATGGACGTGGTGAGCGATGCCGAGAGCGCCGGCCGGGGCACGGTGCTGATGGGCGATTACTTCGAGGCCATCCAGACCCGAATGGAGACCTTCGTGCAGGGGCGCAAGGTCATGCAGGGCTTGAGCACGGGCTTCAACTATTTGGACAACATGCTCTGCGGGCTCAAGGGCGGCGAATACATCGTCATTGCCGCGCGCCCTGGGCAGGGCAAGACCAGCATCATCCTCCAGATGGCCGAGCACATTTCCCTCAAGCACGAACAGCCCGTGGGCATCTTCAGCATGGAGATGACCGGCGAGGCGCTGGCGGAGCGCGTGTGGTTCAGCTTCAGCGGGGCTAACTTCCAGCACTACCGGAACGGCTTTATGGAGACCCGCGACGTGCCCCGGCTGCTCGCTGCCGCGCTCAAGCTGCGCCGCGCCCCCATCTACATAAACGACCAGTGTGCCATGAACATCCAGCGCCTGTCCGTGGAGGCGCGCAAGATGAAGCGCAAGCACGGCATCGCCGCGCTCTTTGTGGACTACCTCCAGCTCATGCCCGCCACGCCCGGCCGCGAGAACGACATGCGGGCGCGCGAGCTGGCGGACATCAGCATGGGCCTCAAGCGCCTGAGCAAGGAGCTGAACCTGCCCGTGGTGGTGCTCGCGCAGATGAATCGCAACATTGAGCAGGAGGACAATAAGAACCGCAAGCCGGTGCTGAGTGACTTGAAGGACTGCGGCCAGATTGAGCAGGACGCGGACGTGGTGGGCTTTCTCTACGCGGCCAACATGAAGGAGTCGCAGCGCGAGTGGGAAGACACGGGCGAGCGTCCAGCGGCGTTTGGTTTCCTTGGCCAGTTCGAGCTGCCGGAGCTGGAGGTGGAGGCGATGCGCAAGCAGAAGTTGGTGCCGGAGTGGACGCCACTCAACTGGAAAAAGCACCTGCGCCGCATCAACCTGCTCATTGCCAAGCAGCGCAACGGCCCCACGGGTGACTGCGCGCTGGTCTATGAAAGCGCCCGGATGCGCTTCCTGGACGCGCACCGGCCCGAACGCGCGGAGGAAATGCTGGATGCGGCCACCGCACCCCGCCACACGGCCGCCGACATGCCCACAGAGCGGGAGATGGGTTTGTGACACCCAAAACTATGAACACGCAAACCGAAACCGCCCTGCCTGTTGGCAGCAGCGCCTTGCTGGGCCTTGCTCGTATGTCGAAACACTGGCCCGCTACGTATCGAGACCGAATCCCTGTAAAGGTGCGAATGGCGCAAGACCTTGGCCCGGATATGTGGGCAATCCTCGGACGCGGCACGCCGAGAAACTGGGTGGAAAAGGACGTGGAACTGCCGGTGGTCTGCAACCAACACGGCGCAATCTCCGTGGTGACTCCATACGGCAACCTCGGCGTCAAGCCGCTGGAGTGCGACATCATCGAGTGGCGTGAACCGAACGAATCGGAAAGGCCCAACGCTGCGGGTGAGCTACGGCCACCGCAGAACAACCCCAAGTGAACGATATGCCGAAAGCGAAACGCAAAACTGAGAGCGCGGTGGACGTTAGATCCAACCGCTTGTTGGGCCTTTTAGCGGACATCCGCGCTGCCGTCGGCGACCCAACCGGAAAGCTCATGCAGGACGAACTGGTGGAGCACTGCCGCAAGCTCACGCACTCCTCAGACTGGAATCGCCGCCGCGTGGACATGCTCTCGCGGATGCAAAGGCACATGCGCGCCCCGGAGCGGACGCTGGTGTGTGACATCATCGCAAACTGTCAACTGCTACCAGACCCGGATGGTAAGCGATACGGATTCGCAACCACCGGGACGGAACACTATAGGCCCAACGCTGGTGATGTGGCGACCCCACCAGCGCCACAGGAGCCCCACTGAAACTATCGGCAGCCTCGCTGGTGCGGGTTGCCACCATCAACCTTGTTATCCTATGACTGACCTTGAACAGATTATTGTTTTTGATACGATGAAGTCCATACAGCAGCACGCACCCTTGTTGTGCAAACTGCTCAACGAGCGAGCAACGGCCGAAGAAGCTGACGCATACAAAAGCGGCGCTTACTCAGCCGTCATCCGGCTTTCTGCTCTATTCAAACCTGGGGAAATTGACCTCCACGAGGCGAGGCATCGCAAAATACAGGAGGACCTCGACGCCTACTTTGCGCAGAGGGATAACATTTACTCTGCGAAATGAACACCACCGAAACAACCGGCAGCCCCGGAAAAAGGAAGTGGAACCTGCCAGAGCCTCCCAAGCTGCAATGCGAGAATAACTACGGCTGCCCAAGGTGCGGAAGGAACTGGCCCGCATAAGCGACACTGTGGACATCCCCGCACCATCCACCCTGACCGTGCTGGATGACGCCGCTGCGCGGCGGGTGCTGGCGCGGCTTCAGCCCACGCGGCATCCGCTGTTCCCGTGGTTCGATGACGCCACGGCCATGGCCCACGCCCGCACCGAGGCGGGGCAGGCCACGCTCGCGCACTTCTTTGCCCGGCGCGAGCGCGCCATCCGCGACGCGGTGGCGGACCCGTTCCGCTGCGAGCCGGAGCTGCCGCATTGGAAGGATGCGGACGGACTGCTCGCCGAGGAGGAGCGCCATCAGCGCGTGCTGTTTCTCATCCTGCTCGGCGGCAACCGCTCGGCCAAGTCGCGCTATGCCGGCAAGCGGCTCATGCAGTCCGCCGTGCAGCACCCCAACTGCAAGCTGCTCTGCCTGGCGGAGAACATCGAGGCCAGCATCGAGACGCAGCAGGCGATTCTCTGGCACTATCTTCCGAACGAGTGGAAGGCGCTGAACGGGAAGCAGTCCAAGAAGTTCTACATCAAATACTCGACGCATCACGGCTTCAGCGACCAGCTCTTGAGCCTGCCCAACGGCAGCAAGTTCCTCTTCAAGTCTTACCAGCAGGAGCCCACCGACTTGGAAGGCCAGATGTTCGGCATTGCCGGGACGACGGTGCCGGCGGTGTGGCCGGACGAGAACCTGCGCGTGAACTGGTGGCTCATGCTCCAGCGCCGCCTGCGCTTCCAGCAGGCGCAACTCATTTGGAGCTTCACGCCGGTGGCGGGAATGACCCCGACCATCAAGGAAGCCGTGGGCGATGCGCCGGAGACGCTCGTGAGCCGACCCGCCGAACTGCTGGCCGACCGCGTGAACGTCCCGGGCCTGCCCGTGGGCCACATGCCCTACATCCAGCGCCCCACCACCAGCCGGGCGCGCGTCATCTACTTCTGGTCGGAGTTCAACCGCTTCGGCGATGGGCAGCGGACGTTCTACGATGCGGTGAAGGACGACTGCAAGAACCGGAGCAGCGAATACATTGCCCGCATCGCCTACGGTTACACGCGGGACACGGTGGGCCGGCCCTTCCCGAAGTTCGGCGCGTGGAACGTGGTCGCGCCCGAGCACCTGCCCAAGGACGGCACGGACTACATGTTCACGGACCCCGCGGGTGCGCGCAACTGGGCGGCGCTCTGGCTGCGCGTGACGCCGGACGACAAGTTCTACATCATGGCGGACTGGCCGGATGCGGCGACCTTTGGCGAGTGGGCGGTGCCCAACGTGGACAGCAGCGGGGACAACCTGGGCAAGCTCTACAAGGTCGGCCCGGCGCAGAACTCGCTGGGCGTGGGCACGCAGCAGCTCAAGCGCATCTGGCGGGCCTTCGAGGCGGAGCGTGGCCTTGCGCCCTTTGCGCGGTTCATTGACCCGCGCGCCGGTCGCAACCCGCACGCGGACGCGCACGGCGGGACGTGCCTGATTGACCAGCTCGCGCTGGAAGAGGAGGGCGAGGATGGCAAGGTCATCGAAGGCATGGAGTTCATGCCCGCCAGCGGCACGGACCAAGAGACCCGCATCTCCGAAGTGAACAAGCTGCTGCACTGGGAAGACCACAAGCCCTTTGACGCCGTGGCCAACTGCCCGCGCCTCTACGTGAGCCGCGAGGCGCAACAGGTCATCGGTGCCCTCACGCACTGGCCGGGACCGGCGGGCGGGGAAAAACATGCGTGGAAGGACTTCGCGGACTTGCTGTGCTACTTGGCGATGAGCAACGTGCAGCACGCGAACACGGAGGAAGATAGATGTTACCAGTAACATGAACCACAGAGACACGATGAACACAGAGAAAGTCAGCGACACGCCGAGGACGGATGCCGAGCAGGAGCACGTCAACAATGCGTTCAACGACCAGGTTTGCACGGTGCCGGCTCCTGACCCTTACTTTGTGCCTGTGGGCTTCGCCCGCCAGTTGGAGCGGGAGCTGGCCGAGTGGAAAGAGTGCGCGAAAGGGCTGCTCCGCGCGCTGGTGGTGCGGATTGACAGTGGCAACACTCAAGTGGACGAATGGGAGGGGTTTGCCTTGGCCGAGTTTGGCCGGCTGAATGGGGAACCCGCACCGACAACTGAGGTGGACAAACTGAAAGGCGCACCACCTTCGCCTTGATTCCCGCGCCCATCTGTGCTTTCCTCCCCGCACTCCTTCCGACGGAGTGGCTGGGTGCTTACTTTAGCACCGCATGACATCTGACACCGCCTCTCCGCAGGCAGCTCAAGACGAGCTGCTGCAAACCACGTCCGAGCCCGACCTCGACCTTCTGCTGAAGGAATACGAGCAGGCCGGCGGCTACCTGAACAACCAGTGGCGCTACGACCGCAGCGACCGCGCGCGCTTCATGCGCTGGGATGGGCAGGCCCCCGACGGCCGCAAGCATCGCGCTTACGTGGGCGAGGATTGCCTGCCGTGGGAGAACGCCAGCGACACGCGCATCCCGCTCGTGGACGGCATCATCAAGGACTTGGAGTGTGTGCTGTGCGCCGCCGGCAGTCGCGCCCAGGTGAAGGCCATCCCGCAGAACTTCGCGGACGAGGCCAAGGCCGGGCAGGTGACGAAGCTGGTGAACCACTTCCGCCAGCAGCGCCGCCGCGAGCTGATGCGCGAGCGGCAACTGGTGGCGAACTACATGCTGGCCTACGGCGTGGCCGCGTGGCAAATCGGGTGGGAGCGGCAGGTCACTTACCAGCGCACGGAGTTCCGGCTTCAGCAGCTCGCGGACTTCCCCAACGGCGCGGAGCTGATGCAGATGGTGCTGGACCCGGCGCTCGAAGACGCGGCGGTGGAAATTGCGGTGCAGCAGTTCAACGTGCCCGGCAAGAAGCAGGCGCGCAAGATTGTGCGCTCCCTGCGCAAGCACGTC